TAAAAACAGTAGGTAATGCTGAAGTTCAAGATGGCGGTAAAGCCGTTGTTGATCCTGATGCAGCTAGTTCGCCAACTGATATTGCTGCTGATAAAGCATCTGAAGTTTCTAATGATGCACAACAAAAAGGTGAAGGTAAGCCTGACCCAATGCAAAAAATGAAAAAGGTCAAGGAAGCCGCTCACAAAGATGACGAAGAAGATGAAGAAGAGGACGAAGAAGAAGTCGAAGAAGAAGAAGACGAAGATAAAAAAATGAGCAAAAAAGAACTCATGGCTGCTATGGATAAGAAGATGATGAGCATGAATAAAGAAGACCTTCATGCTGCTTATGGTTCCATGATGAATGGTATGCATGATGACGAAGAAGAAAAAGAAGATGAAGTCGCTGAAGCTGTAGAGATGCATATTCAGAACATTGATATCACTGCTGACGTTGAAGCTTTGGTAGCAGGCGAAGACCTTTCTGAAGAATTCATGCAGAAAGCCGCAACAATCTTTGAAGCGGCTGTTAAATCAAAGACCCGTGAAGAAGTTACACGAATTGTAGAAGAGCAACAACTTGCAATTGCTGAAGAAGTAGATGAGTATAAACAGTCACTTGCAGAAAAAGTAGATCAATACCTCGATTATGTTGTTGAGGAATGGATGAAAGAAAATGAGTTAGCAATTGAGCGTGGACTCAAAGGTGAGATTGCTGAAGACTTTATTTCTGGTTTGAAACAGTTGTTTGAAGATCATTACATTGACGTTCCAGACGAAAAATATGACGTTCTGGAAGCACAGTCTGAAAAGATTGCTGAACTAGAAGAGCAGTTGAATTCAACTATGGAATCTAATATCCAAATGAATTCTGCGAACTCTGAATTAGTTCGGGAACAGGTCATCGCAGAAGTTGCTTCTGATTTGACTGATACAGAAGTTGAGAAGTTTGCCTCTCTAGTAGAAGATGTTGACTTTGGGGATGAAGCTGGTTTCCGTGCCAAACTCGACACCCTAAAGGAAAACTATTTTCCAAAAGTTGAAAACCTAGAAGAGACTTTTATTCATGATGAAGATGACTACGGAAGCGCCGCACAGGACATTGATACGAGTGATACAATGAAGGCATACTTGTCTGCTATTGGTCGTGTCGAGACTCGTATTAACGGGCGCTAAGTTTAATATTATAATAAATAGATGTAATAAAAACAAAGGAGAAACAAATGTTTCAAGCAGAACATCTACAAGAAAAGTGGTCGCCAGTCCTAGAACATCCCGATCTTCCAAAGATTGAAGATGCCTATAAGCGGTCTGTTACCACTGTTATTCTAGAAAACCAAGAAAAGGCTCTAAGAGAAGATTCAGCATTCCTTTCGGAATCCGTTCCTACAGGTAATGTGTCTGGCGTATCAAATTGGGACCCAATTTTGATCTCATTAGTTCGCCGTGCAATGCCAAACCTCATCGCATATGATATTTGTGGTGTTCAACCAATGACAGGTCCAACAGGACTTATCTTCGCAATGCGTGCCCGTCATGCTTCGATGGATGGTGAAGAAGCATTGGTCGATGAGACAACCGGCGCAGCTGCGAACGGTTTCTCTGGTGACTTCTCGAACCAGAACGCTGCTGGTACAACTTCTGGTCCCGGCGACATTGGTGCAAGTGAAAGCAATCCTGCTGCTCTTAATGACAGCCCTTCTGCTGGAACTTACACATTCGCAACTGGTATGACAACTGCTCAAAGTGAAGCACTTGGCGATAGTGGAACAAACGCTTTTGCTGAGATGTCATTCAGTATTGATAAGTCAACTGTTACGGCAGTTTCCCGTGCTTTGAAAGCTGAGTATTCAATGGAACTTGCTCAAGACCTCAAGGCAATCCACGGTTTGGATGCCGAGACAGAGCTTGCTAACATTCTTTCAACAGAAATTCTTGCAGAAATCAACCGTGAGGTTGTTCGTTCTATCTACAAGACTGCTGTTAAAGGTGCAACAATTAATACAACAACTTCTGGTATCTTTGATTTGGACACCGACTCAAATGGTCGTTGGTCAGTTGAGAAGTTCAAGGGACTTATGTTCCAAATTGAGCGTGATGCCAATGCGATTGGTCAACAGACTCGTCGTGGTAAGGGTAACATGATCATTTGTTCCGCTGATGTTGCTTCTGCACTTCAGATGGCCGGTGTTCTTGATTACACTCCTGCCCTCAACAACAACCTAAATGTTGATGATACATCCACTACATTTGCTGGTGTGATGAATGGTCGTTATAAGGTTTATGTTGATCCATACTCAGCAAATAGTGCTGCAAGTCAGTATTATGTTGTTGGTTATAAGGGTACATCACCTTATGATGCAGGTTTCTTCTACTGCCCATATGTTCCACTACAAATGGTTCGTGCAGTTGGTGAGAATAACTTCCAGCCCAAAATTGGTTTCAAAACCCGTTATGGTATGGCTGCTAACCCATTCGCCGTTGCTGGTGCCGAAGCTGCAAATACTGCTGCTACAATCGCACTTACAGCAAATGCAAATTCTTACTATCGTCGGGTTAAAGTTACAAACCTTATGTAAGATTGTTACAATAAGAAACTTAACTATAAACTTGGGGAGGGCTTCGGCTCTCCCCTTTTTTTCTTTATAAATAGTTATATGTCCACTGCACTAGAAAGACAACCAGATAAGTTAGATTATCTTAGCCCAACTCAATTTCGTTTTGGTATTAATCAATTGCCGAAGGTTGAGTTTTTCACAACTGCTGCAAATATTCCCGGCATCAATCTGGGTGACGCTGTGTTTGAAACTCCGTTCAAATCTATTCCAGTTATGGGTGATAAACTGACATATGAACAATTAACTATTAGTTTTATAGTTGACGAGTTTTTAGAAAACTATAGGTCATTACATGAGTGGATGACTGCTATAGGATTTCCAAAAGACAGAAAACAGTTCAGAGATTTTAGGTCTAATACATCAAATACACCTAGTGCATCTATATCTACTCCGTCAGCTGAAAGAGTTGGAAAAGTAACTCCAGCAAATGCATTATTTTCTGATGCAAATCTAATAGTATTGTCAAATAAAAACAATCCAATTATTCAAGTTGATTTTCAAAACATGTATCCCGTATCCCTTAGTGCATTGCAATTTAGTCAAGAGGGTACAGATGTTCAATATATAACAGCGAGCGCAACATTTTCATATCAGATATATGAATTTACTACATTATAAAGGAACTAAATGGATAAGTTAAGTGAACTACAGGTGGAAGCCAAAGAAGACCTTATTATATTTGATGGAATTAATGATGAAGACCTACACCAACAATCCTATAAAAATCAAATCATCAAACCAAAATGGCTGGACTATAAGTCCAAATATAAACTTATGATGTTTCAGTGCAAATCTGAACACAAGAGGTTGTATCGGGAGAAATGGGAGTATTATGGTGGCAAATCAGATGCAAAAGTTTATGCTGCCAAACCATTTGATCTCAAGGTTCTAAAAACTGATCTTGGCGTTTATATAAATTCTGATGAAGACATTATTGAGGTTGAGAAAAAAATTGTATACTATGAAATAGTAATAGAGTTTATAGAAGGTGTGATAAAATCCATAGATAGTAGAGGATGGGATATTCGTAATGCCCAAGATTGGAAGAAGTTTATTGCCGGAGGTTTTTGATGAGAAAGTGGATTGGTTATTATGATGATGTTATATCTGCAAAACATATACAAGAGATTTTTGATTATCCTTGGCATTGGACTCCATCCACATATTCTAGTCACAAAGGGCAAAATGATAATAGCGAAGAACGAGTTAGGATGGATGAGGTTTGGGCAAGAGAAGAAAATAGGCCATACCCATCTTTAAAAGAATCTGTCTTGAAGTCTATGAGATTTTATGGAAAGGAACATGAAAACTTTTCTTGCATTCATCATACTGACTTTCGTATTAACAAGTATGGCGTCGATGGTTTCATGTCCTCACATATTGACAACATACATCATTCTCACGGTCAAAAGTATGGATACCCCCAAGTCTCG